AAAGATGCTATGGATTTATTAATAAGTGAAATACTTAAATTAGGTGGCGAGAATATTAAATTATCAATTAATAAAAAATAAAATGAAAAATTATTTAATCTTAACAATGTTAAAATCAAAAAAAGTATGGTACACAATAGCTGCAATCATTGTACCATTTATAGCAAGATCATTAGATGTAGATGAGGTTCACGTTAGCGAAATGTTTTGGGCATTAGTAGGTTTAACTGGCGCACAAGGTTTAGCAGATAGTGGAAAAAAGTAATAGATACAGATTAAAACCACACGAGATAAAAGTCCTACAAAAACTGCGAGAGCAAGAAGTCAGTAACGTATTAGTAATAGGAGACTTGCACGAACCTTTTTGTTTGGATTCTTATCTTGATTGGTGTATAGAACAATACGATACCTATAATTGCACGGAGATAGTGTTTATAGGCGATATAATAGACAATCACTACTCAAGCTATCATGAAACCTCGGCAGATGGTATGGGTGGCTTAGATGAGCTAGAATTAGCTATTAAGAGAATATCTAGGTGGTATGATGCTTTTCCTAAAGCAACAGTCATAATAGGAAACCACGATAGAATCATAATGAGAAAGGCACAAACAAGTGCAATACCTAGTAAATGGATCAAGTCTTATAAAGAAGTATTAGAAGTACCTAACTGGAACTTTGTTGAAAGATACGAACTTAATGGAGTTCAGTATATACACGGAGAGGGTGGTACTGCAAGAACTAAATGCAGAGCAGATATGATGAATACTGTTCAAGGACATCTACATACACAATGCTACACAGAACACTATGTTGGAAAAAACTTTAGAGTATATGGTACACAGGTAGGTTGTGGTATTAATCACAAGTCCTATGCTATGGCTTACGCAAAATATGGAAAGCGACCTGCCGTAGGTTGTGCAGTTATTCTCAATAACGGACAAACTCCGTTAAACCTTTTAATGCCCTTATAATCAACACCTTACATATATTAACATTCTAATTGTTAATAACTTATTTAATTACTTTGTTAATTAGCAAGTTAATTATTTGTATATTTGTGTAAATTTTAAAACAAAAACAAATGATATTAGAAAAACGTAAGTTAAGATTAGTAAGTAAAAGATTTAAAAATATATTATTAAATATAATATTTTTTATAATCGTAAGTATAGGATCAGTAGGTTTATTAATGTTGGGTGGTTTATTAGATAAAATATAATGGATAGAATACCTACACCTACACCACCAACTAAAGAACAATTAGTTGAAATGCAAAAGCAACACGAACTAGAAAGACAAGAAAGACTATTAACCTATGATAATACTAAGGTAGAAGCTAAGTTAGTATATTATAAAGGTTGGATAGCAACAACAGGAACTCACTCTGTATTAGAAAAATTATCTTCTAAATTTGCAGATATAGAAAGAGGTACAAATTCTGTTGTAATGATAGGAACTGTAAGACAAAGATGTGCAGATGATACAGTAGATAATATTACTGGTACATATTCTTTAAATCTTACAGATGATATGTTAGAAGCATATAAAGAAAACAATAATCAATTATTAATAATAAAATAAATAAATATGAAAACGAGTAAAATCAAAACTGTAGTTAGTATAAAACCACATCAAACACAAAAATATGGTACAACTTTTTACCATAATTTAGAAATGGAAAATGGAGATAAGATTAATATAGGTAAAAAGAAAGAGCAAAAAATAGGTTGGGAATTAACTTATGAAATTGAAGAACAAGGACAACATGAGTACAATAAAGCTAGAGCAGTTGCACCTGAATCTTTTAATAAATCTAATAACTATACTCCATCTAATTCTTCTAATGATGATAGACAATTACTTATTGTAAAACAGTCAAGTATAAAAGCAGCAGTTGAATTTGATAATCAATGTACTATTGAAGATATGTTAAAAAATGCTGAAATAATTAAGGATTGGGTAATGGGTACAGATGTGCAAAAGAAAGTAGATAAGGTAGCTAAAGCTTTTAACGATAAGTTTGCAGGTACAACTCCTGATGATTTACCTTTTTAATTATGACAGATAGAGAAAAATTTGAAACCATTTGCGACCTTACTACTAATACAGTAGGGTTGCAACAAGGCTCTTTAGCTTATAAGACTAGAAAGCAAGAATTAGTATATTCAAGAATGATAGCTAGTGTAATAGGTATAAAAAACACAGGCATACATCCTGATACTATTGCAGATGTTATAAAAAAAGATAGGACTTCTATATTGTATTATTATAAAATGCACAAACATAATTATTCGTCTACAAAAAAATACAGAGATTTTTTTAATAAAGTTTATGCAGCTTTTAATAATTCTGAAAATATTAAATTAGTTTTTAAAAATAGAGATGAACTTTGTGAATTTTTAATAAATGCAGGAGTAAAAATTTCTACTAATGCAGATATAAAACTTAAAATTAAAAGTGGTAAAGCAGTATATAAACTTCCTACAACTTATTTACAAATAGATAATAATACTGAAATAATAAACAAAGCATTAAAAGATTATGATTACAAATGTGAGATTATAACACTATGAAAGAGTTATTAAGTAGTACAGCATTTATAGTTGTAAATAAAACTTTAGCAAAGAACTTAGGATTAAAAGAAACAGTATTACTGGCTGACCTTATAAGCAAGGAAGAATACTTTATTGATAATGGAATGACTAATGGTTGGTTTTTTAATACAGAAGCTAACATACAGAAAGATACTACACTTACTCCTTATCAACAGAGAAAGGCTCTTAAAACGCTTAAAAACCATCAAATAATAGAAACTAAACGTATGGGTGTTCCTGCTAAACAATACTTTAAAATAAATGAAGAACAAGTTGTGAAGTTTCTTAACAACAAGTCCTTAAGTAAATCAACAACTATTAATAAGAATAAAGAAATAATATTAAATAATAAATTATCTATTAAAGAAAAATTTGAAAATTTGGTTATGTTCTTTGATTACCCTAAAGAAATGAAACAAGATTTTATTGATTACTGGACAGAAAGTTCTGACAGACCAAATGCTAAAATGAGATATGAGAAACAAAAAACATTTGATGTTAAGTTGCGACTTTCTCGTTGGGCAAAAAATTCTGCTAAGTGGGATAAACCAAAGAAAGCAGGAACTTCTAAATTAGATGCACAGATAGATGAATGGCAAAAGGCAAAGAGTTTACTATGATAGATGAGTATAAGGAGAAACTATACCTAGAAAAGTTATATAAAAAAAATACTATAGATTTGGATAACTATTTTAAGTATAGTGGTAAGCTAGAAGTTGGTGAAAAATTTAAGAGAGTAAAAGAGGAATATACTTATCAAGTAAGAACTTATATAAAAAATGATATGAGTAAATATAAATTAAAAAACTATAGAAAATGAATGAAGAACATACAGGAATACCTGGAATAGATAGAGTTATAGAAACAATATTAGAAGAAGAAAAAGAAATAACTTGCTGTGGTGTTGAAATAACTACAGTAATTTCTGATAATGGTTTATGTCCAATTTGTTTAGAAAACATATGAAAACACTCCAGGAAGAAAACATTAAGGAACTAACAGAAAAAGTCTTAGACTTAGTAGCTAAGACTTCAGTAGAGTTAGGACACAGAGCAGATGCTAAGACAATGGCATCATTATCAAAGATTCTAGCACAAGACTTACAGAAAGAGAATAGAATGAAACGTATGACTTTTAATCAAATATGTGATTCTTTTCATATAGGAGTAAGATATTGTGACTTCGAACCTTTTCTTAATATACGAACTTTTTATCGTTGGATTATTGCACATAAGAAAACTATTTTTGAAGCTATTTACAAAACAGAAACACTTAATCAAAAAAATGTAGAATTTTATCAACCACCTTTAAAACAATTAAAATAATTAAATTATGAAAAAAAATTATAAAGAACTTTATGAAAGCGTAGAATATTTATTTTTAAATCAAAAAAAAATAACTAATGAAAAACAAGCAAAAGTATATTGGTTAAAAGCATTTACAGAATTTATCAAAGATAAAAATATAAATCTATATAATGAAGCAACAAAACATACTAATAAATTAGAAAGTAATAATTATTTTACTGAAGAAGAATTAAAAAAATTTAAATCTTAAATTAATTAAAATGAAAACTATAAAAATTACTAAAGAAGAAATCAAAACAGGTAAAGATGCAATTAAATGGCATTTAAAAAACTATGGACATATTACAAGTTTAGAAGCTATAAGAGAATATGGAGTAACTAGACTTGCTAGTATTATATGGTATTTAAGAGAAGAAGGTTACACTATACATAGTGAAAATTTAGAATTTACTACTAGATTTAATATAAAAACAAAAGTAG